GCACATTGCAGATTTTTACAGGATGCTATCGAGGCAAAGGAGCAGCTGGCACAAATGAATGGTGTTTTCACTGATATAGATGCCAGAAAGCAGTGTGAGGTTGCAAAAGCAAAACTCTTGGTAGAAGAAAAGAGTGCTGCATTGGAGGATATTGGATTTGATGCTGTCAGATTATCGGTTATCCAGAGTGAATGTGCTTCTCTGAAACCTTATGTGGCACAGCTTGAAAGCATTAGCCAGAGGGAAAGCAAGATTGCCTTGTTAGAGGCTGATTTGAAACATTTGCAGTCAAATATACTCGAAGCAGAAAAAAGGCTTGCAGAGGTCAAATTAAAGGGCACAGAGGCAGAGCAGGAGAGGGACAGATACGCAAAATCATTTGAAGAACACGCTTTGGTACAGAGTTCCATCTTCTCGCTGAAACCATGGTTGGAAAAGGAAAAGCAGCTCCCGGTTGCAGAGGAAAGAAAGGCAACCGCAATGAGCCGGTTATTGGAACTTTCCACAGAGATTTCAAATATCGATACGGAGATTTCTGAGAAACAGGCTGAGGCAGACAAGGAAATTCTTGCCATGAGTGGAATGGAGGAACTGCAGGGCATTGTAAACAGATTGGAAACAGAGGTCAATGCCATCAATGCGATGGTCAGGGAACAGCAGATGAAGATTGGAGCATTGAAACAGAAGTCAGAGCAGATAGCCGGCCTTAGAAAAGAGATTGAGGAAATACAGCAGAGGCAGAACGAATATGCAAGAGAAACAGCGAATTATGACGCTTTGAAAGTAGCATTCAGCCAAAGCGGAGTACCTCATCAGATTATCCGTTCAATTATTCCGCAGCTTACGGCAACCGCCAACAGCATCCTGGGACAAATGACTGGAGGAAAGATGGGCGTGGAGTTCCGCCTGGAGAGGTTGCAGAAGAATGGAAAGGAAAAGGCTGCACTTGACATATTCATTGAGGAATACGGAAAAGGGGTACTGCCTTATTTGTCAAAATCAGGCGGTGAAAAGGTAAAGTCCTCCCTGTCGGTAATTCTGGCTCTTGCGGAAATCAAATCATCCTCTGCAGGAATCCAGCTCGGGATGCTTTTCATAGACGAGCCTCCGTTTTTGGATGGAGACGGAATACAAGCATATTGTGATTCCTTGGAAACCATTCAGAGCAGATACAAGAATATTAAGATTATGGCAATTACGCATGATCCGACGATGAAAGCCCGCTTTCCACAGAGCCTTGATGTAGTGAAGACGGAAAACGGAAGCAAGGTGATTTATTAAAACAAAGGGGGAGGAAATCTCCCCCTGCGAAAGGAGTGATAGGATGCCAAACAGGATATTAAAGGAGAGCATCTGCAGAAGCGAAGAAATCAATTCCTTATCCTGCTTTGAAGAAACGCTGTTTTATAGATTGATAGTCATGTGTGACGATTTCGGAAGATATGACGGACGGGCAAGGATTATAAAAGGTTCCTGCTTTCCATTGAAAGATGTTACTGACAAGGATATAAACGCTGCGCTCGGAAAGTTATCGGAGGTAGGTTTGGTCAAAGTATATGAAGTAGAGGGAAGACCGTATCTGCAACTTGTAACTTGGAGTGAGCACCAGAGGATCCGCAATCAGAAAAGTAAATACCCGGAATGCACACAGGACAGTAAACTTTTGCTGACATTTGACAGCAACGGACAGCAAACGAAAACATCAGACAACAAATGCGTCCGTAATCCAATCCAATCCGAATCCAAATCCGAATCGGAATCCAATACAACTATATGCTCCGAGCCACAAGTGGCTGCAGAGCAGGTAGAGCCGCCGGTAATCACTCTGACACTGAATACAGGCGAGGAGTACCCAATTACCCAGAAGGATGTGGATGAATGGATGGAGTTATATCCGGCTGTTGATGTCATGCAGGAACTTCGTGCTATGAAAGGCTGGTGTAAGGAAAACAAAGCAAAGAGAAAGACAAGCCGAGGAATAGGCAGATTTATCAATTCATGGCTTGCCAGAACGCAGAACAGCGGGGGTACACCGGGATATGTACAGCGGTGTAATCAGGGACAGACAGGCTCGAAAGTAGAGCAGTTTGCACAAGGAGCAAGGGAGTGGGCGAATGGATAAACAGCAGTTTGCGACACTTGCCATTGGTATCAAATCCGCATATCCGGCTTCAAAGATACTTGAAGACAATGCCTCAATGGATTTCTGGTACATGATGTTAAAGGATTTTCCCTACGAGATAGCGGAAAATGCGGTCATGGAGCATATATGTACCAATGTCTATCCGCCGAACATAGCGGAAATCAGAAAACTGTGTGTAGAACGCTGCAAACCAGCGGTGCCAAGTTTTGATGAGGCATGGGGAACAGTACAAAAGGCTTTGTCTGATTATGGTTTCTATAATCCGCAGGCGGCATTTGCAACAATGGATGAACTGACATTGTCGATTGTGAAAAATCTTGGGTGGTCAAAGTTGTGCCATAGCGAAAATCCGACAGCGGACAGGGCGAACTTTAGGGAGGCCTACGAGGCAAAAGCAAAGGAATTGCAGAATAACAACCAGCTCCCGGATTTTGTTACCCAGAAAAAGGTTTCACTCAAAGAGCAGTACATTCCCGCGATAGAGGTAAAGGAGCCGCCGAGGATTGAACAAAATGAGCCGGAATCTGATGTAAGAAAGGATTTGACACCGGAGAAGATAGAGGAAAGAAACAAGATGCTGGATGATATGAGGAGGAGGTTAATGGGTGGCACAAAAACAGAGTGAGATTATACAGGGTACAGAAAAAGAATTCTTGGAATTATTCAGAAAACTTTGCTATTCGAGAAGTTCTTGGCAGGTATGGTCTGATTTGATACTGGCAATATCGTGTAGTATCAGCAACGCAGTAGACAGAAGCCCGGAGCATTACGAAAGCAGGGAAAAGGAATATTCAGAGTGTATCAAAAGGCTTGGCTCTGTGGAAATTCCGGCGAGAATGCTTGGAATAATAGTGGTGGCTCTGGAGAACAACCCGGAACAGGATTTCCTCGGAAAGATGTATATGGACTTAAACCTTGGTAACCATTGGAAAGGTCAGTTTTTCACTCCGTATGATGTGTGCAAGGCAATGTCGGAAATAACCTGCGGAGAGATTGACAGCCAGATTGAAGAAAATGGATACATATCCGTATGTGATCCAGCCTGCGGAGCCGGTGCGACGCTGATAGCAGCTGCAAACACAATGAAGCGGGCAAAGCATAATTTTCAGAACCATGTGCTTTTCGTGGGACAGGACATAGACAGGATAACAGGGATGATGTGTTACATTCAGCTTTCATTACTTGGCTGTGCAGGATATGTATGTGTGGCGAACACCCTAACCAATCCATTAACAGGACATCCACTATTCCCAAATGAGAAAGCAGAGCAGGAACTGTGGTACACGCCAATGTTTCAGTCAAATGTGTGGGCTATCCGAAGAATGCTGAAATCAGTGGCAAGCATAGGTGGAACTGCAACCACCGAAAAAACAGTGGAAAAAGAGCACTTTTATATGTTTTTCGATTTTGAAAAGGAGGAAACAGCATGAATGAGATTAAACACTTTACCAACAATCCGGAAACAGCGGGGATTGCAGAGGTCAAGGTAAAAGAGAACGATAACGCTTACGGAGTTACATGGGCGGAAGTTGTCAGGGAATACCTCAAAACAGGATATGCCAATGAAGAAAGCGGCTGCGAGGTGGAAGCCTTCGGAAAGACCTATAAGGTTTTGAAAAGGGATAAAGTGACAGCATTTTATGACGAATCAGGAAACACGCTTTTTGATGTTGAGAATGACCGTCTGAAAAAAGAATATGAGTGGTTTATGGCAAGTGGCTGGCCCGGAGAGACAGAGGAAGAAGCAGAAGACGGAGAGCCGGAGGAAACCAACGAGGAAACCTCGGAGGTTGAACAGAAAACTGAGGCAGATGCGGACACAGTTCCAATGGGGACAGCCTCTCTGGAAGATATAGTGACAGGAAATGTTCCTGCTCCGACGGATGAAGAGGTGGAGACAGCCAAAAAAGCAAATTCCGGAGACATCAAAGCCCAGGCGAAACAGAAGTTGGAAGAAGAATTGAAGAAAGCAAAGGATAAATCGTTTGCTGATCCTGTCATTTCCTATCTGCTGAAACGCTGTGAGGAGGACAACGGACTGTCTACAGATGTCATGCAGGAGCATAAGACATGGGACAAGTGCTTTGATTACATATATTCTCAGGCCCGCAAGCAGACCAAGGGTAACAGCTGTGCAGTTCGTGACGAGGTTGTCTACGAATGGGCGGAGGATTATTACCACAAGGATGATAAGGCAGAGGAGGAAGAAAAGGCTAAGAAAGAAGCAGAACGCAAGAAAAAACAGGCTGAAAATGAGAAAAAGGCTAAAGCCAAGACTGATAAGCCAAAGACTGATGATAATCCGGAAAGCAAAAAAGCGGACTCTGTCGAAAAGCCTAAGCCGGCAGAAAAGAAAGAGGCTGCAAAGCCTAAGAAGAACAGCAAGGATATGGATGGACAAATGGATTTATTCTCCATGATGGGAATGTAGGAGGCGGTATGAATGTTGAAACGATTACTGAAAGCCGTTCCGCTTCCGGATATAGACCATAACAGAATACATGAGATTGCTGTGAATAATGAAGGTATCAGAGGTGTGCTTGCGGCTCAAAAGTGCGTTGTGAATGAGGAAGATACATTGGTATTGGATGTGTATCAGGTAAGCGGGAAAAACCGCATGGATATTTCATTACAATTTAGAGTTTTCTGCCAAAAGGAAGATTACACAACACTTGAAGTTGAAAACGGAAAGTGGAGAACAGGGGCTTTACTGTATCTGATATGCAGGGATAGCGGGTGGTGCGAATACTGGTGGAGCTACAGTCAGTTGGAGTTTCTGTCAGAGCAGGATTCAACCATTGCTGAACAGATATTTAGAGAGTGGGGCGAGAACAATGAGCAGATGGATGGAAAGACAGCATTTGCATTTCTTGATCGTTACCAGTCCCATATAAAGTCCATGAGACTTGAAAAAAAGCATAAGAAAATTACGGATGTTATAGATGCGCAAATGGAAAAGTTTGGCGAGCTGCCGGATGATTATCAGACATTCGTGGAAGAAACAGTATTCAAGGCTGATAATTACATTTTTTACGATACCGGGCGAAAGCGGGCGTTCTGCACCAGCTGTAAAAATACATTCATTCTGGAGAATAAGCACCTCAGACATGAAAAGATTGGCGTGTGGAACAATCAAGATGAAGTGAGGCATAACAGAACTGTCAGATGTCCGTATTGCAATAAGTATCTGACGGCAAAAAGCGAGGGAATGAGCAGGCAAAGCCTTGTGTCAGTGCAATGGAGCGTGTTGGTCCAGAAGAATGGGGAGGAAATACTGACAAGGTATTTCTGCCACATTAAGGATTTCAGAATGGACTTTCACAATCCAAAGATTTCATCATCTGAGGGGTACAGAACAGTACACAGTGCTGAAAAGTCCATTGATTATATGTGGGCGCAATTTAAGCAGACCGGAAAAATGCGGTGGTGCTATTACAGGGACAGAGGGAGCACATGGTATCCACCGGCAGAAACAGTATCGCCGAGAAGTGCGGTAATGTATAACACCAATCTGCAGGAAACGATAGCAGGAACGTGTATGAAGTATAGTGTTCCGGACATTTTCATTGAAAATATTGCAAATGACAGCAGGCATTTCAACAGCCCTTGGCTGATTGATAATTACTTCAATGAGTATAGGAAGTATCCGTTTATAGAGCAGCTGCTAAAGGTTGGATTTTACAAACTTACAACAGACTTCCTGGAGGACCGCTTTAGAAACCAAACAGAATTATACAAGGGGCATAACAGTATTCTTGGAACGCTTGGAATTAACAAGTATCAGTTTAATATGCTCCGCAAAGTAGGCAATCCGAGAATGAAAGATTTGGAGATACTCCGATATAAACCAGATTTGAAATGGGAGGAGTTTCAGGATCTTCGGTGGGTGCAGGATAATGGCCATGTGGATATGTATAAGAAATTCATAGATTTTATGAGATATACAACTTTGCATAAATTACAGAGATACATCACAGAACAGAAAATCTCGCATTCACAGGATTACTTTGATTATACAGAATGGCTTGAAAAAATGGGCTACGATATGCGGAATGAATTTAATTTGTTCCCAAAGAATTTCAAAAAAGCACATGATGAAGCGTCAAAGCAGTATATGAAATTTAAGGACAAGCAGGCAAGGGAGGACACCAAGAGATTTAACAGGCTGTTGAAGAAGCTGCGTAAGGACACATCGGATGTGGATGCAATGAATTTGAATATCCAAGGGATGTTTATAAGACTACCCAATAAACTGGATGAACTGAAAAAAGAGGGAGAGGCTCTCCATCATTGCGTTGGAACATATATGGAGAAAGTGAGGAAAGGGGAGACGATGATATTCTTCATCAGGAAAATGGAAGAACCGGACAAACCTTTTTACACATTGGAATGGCATGGAAAAGTGGTTCAGTGCAGAGGATCACATAATTGCGATATGACACCGGAGGTCAAGGCTTTTGTACACGTCTTTGAAGAGAAGATGAAAGAGTATGAAAGAGAACCAGTAAAAAAACAGAGAAAGGTGGGTTGAAATGGCTGATACATCAAGACATAAAATCAGAAACCGGCTGCAAAAACTGAATGACGATGACCGAAACCAGCTCGTATGCCTTTTGGCAAAGGCGGGGTATTCCGTAAGGATTGGAAAAGAACGCCCAGGCGGAAAAGGTCAGACAATGTATTTCGTGGAATTTTGGGAGGAGGCGATTGAAGATGATAATAGGTGAAATTGTAGAAATCCTTATTAGGGAAAAAGACAAATATAGCCATGGAGATTACAGAAAGGAAGCAATCGAGGAGGCCTGCAACCTGCTTGACAGACTTCCGCCACAGGAGGAGGCGACCACTTATGAACCGCTCAAAAATTGAATGGTGTGATCACACTTGGAATCCTATCACAGGATGCCGGCACAACTGCAAATACTGTTACGCAAGGAGAATGACATCCAGATTTGCAGGAGATGTGAGGCTGAATATGATGGCAAAAAAGGATTATAAGATGGTGCCGGCGGCTGATGGAGGAAAGGACTTGTATGTGCTGGATGCTCCGATGATGAATGAAACAGGGAATCCGCTTGTCTATCCGTTTGATTTTGAGCCGACACTCCACCGGTACAGAATGGATATTCCTAAGAAACTGAAAATGGGGAACAACATTTTTGTCGGGGCAATGTCGGACATATTCGGAGAGTGGGTGCCAGACGAATGGATTTCAGAGGTAATGACGGTATGTAGGGAAAACACGATACATAATTATCTGTTCCTGACTAAAAATCCGGAGAGGTATCAGAGGCTCAATCTTCCTGATGAGCAGAATATGTGGTATGGAACTTCAATCACGAATGAGGCAGACATAGACAGACTGAATTATCTCCCGACAGGACACAAAACATTCGTCAGCATAGAGCCACTCCTGGCAGACATAAAAGCACAGGACTATGGAAATATGTTCAAGGATAAAGTTGATTGGATCATTATCGGCGCAGAAACGGGCAGGAGCAAGGGAAAGGTTGTTCCGAGTTTTGAATGGATAAAGGACATAGTTTTAATGGCAGACGAGGCAGAGATACCGGTCTTTATGAAAGAAAGCCTTGTGCCAATCGTTGGAGAAGTGAGGATGCGCAGGGCATATCCGAAACAGCTCCAGCATTCAGAGATAAGCCCGAAAATGAAACGGAAACTGTATGATACCTGTTCGGAATGCAAGGCACACTTGAAAAAGAGTGAAATGATTACCCTGTTGGCGAGGTCAAAACGAGGGGAACAGCCGAAGCAGTTCGGATTTATGTGCAGGGATTGTTTCAAAAAGTTCTGTAAAGAGTTGGGGTTGGAAATTCCTGCTCTGGCTGAATTTGCAGACAGTATCACTATTGGACCGGGTGATGATACAGATGGATAACTACCATTGGAGCAGGAATAAAGAAGGCTATGCTGACAACACCGCCAGCATAGCAATACAGAGAGTATCAAGAGAAGAAAGGAAGAATGCTATGGCAAAGAAAAGAAGCTGCAGACGTACCACAGACGAGAACATTATCCATGAAAAGGCTGTCAAAATGCGGAAAATGACAGACGAGCAGTTGGTACATTATGTTGAAGATAGGGTGGAAAAAGCACGAAGTGAGGGGTTTAACAAAGGCAAAGAGCAGGCACCGAAGCACAGGACATTCAATCTCTCGGAAATCATTGATGATATTGGGAGCGTGAAAGGAATCGGAGTTGCCAAGTTGCAGGATATCAGGCTCATTCTTGAAAAACATCTGGAGGTGGCTGCCGGTGATTAAGGAATTTGTCGTAACGGGAGAGCCAAAGGGAAAGGGCAGACCGAGATTTAATCCGTATGCACAGCATTCCAGACCAAGAACACCGGAAGATACATTGGTTTATGAAAACCTCATAGGGTGGGAATACGGAAGGCAGTGCAGGGATGCCTTTCCGGAAAAAGTTCCCATCCGAATGACGATAGCTGCGTACTATACAATCCCCAAGAGTGCGAGCAAAAAGAAGAGGCTGCTCATGGAAAAAGGAGAAATCAGACCGACCAAAAAGCCTGACATTGACAATGTTGTCAAGGTATATGCGGATGCTCTGAACGAGATTGCTTACCATGATGATACGCAGATTGTATCTCTAGTATGTGAAAAATATTATTCCAGTGAGCCGAGGGTAGAGGTAAGGCTTGAAAGCATAGAAGGAGGTAACGAAGATGGTAATAGAGAAATATGAACTGGCACAGAAGATAAACAAACTCAAAGGAGTTGTTCCGAAGAAAACCACAATACCGGCTTTACAAGGCATTTTGGTTAAGGACGGTTATTTAATCGCCAATAACCTTGAAATGTCCGTTAAGGCGAAGATAGAGGGTGCTGAGGGGGAAACATTTATAATCCCGATGAAAGCATTTGACCTTATCAGTAATCTGCCGGATGGACCTGTTGAGGTTACTTTGGAAAAGGAGAACAGCATATTGATAAAGTCCGGAAAGATAAGAAACAGGTATCAGACAATGGATCCGGCGAACTTTTCACTGAATGACACTCCGGAGAGTTCGGGAGAGGAAATCACGATAAAGAGCGAACTGCTCCTGGAATCCA